ACGATCGACTTAACCTAGAACGACGCATGTCAACGATAGAAGCTCAATACAAACAACTATACGACTTGCTTGAAAGGCATAACAACTTGAATGAAAAGCTTGAACATCGACTTGATGAGTTGAACGAGAAGATGAGACGTCAGGGTTGGGCACTTGCCTCAACCTTCCTTGGTGTTATACTTTCTATCTTGATCACATTGGCGGTGAAATGAGGTGGATAAAATAAGGAAAGCACCGTTGCGTAAGATGCTCGCCATATGGGCAGCTTTACTAACCTCGTTTGTCATTATCTACTGCTTAATTGTAGGTATAGACCTTCCTGTACAGATAAAGGAGATAATGACATATGTAGTTTCAATCACAATAGGTGCATACTATGCATCAAGCTCGTATGAAGCTGTACGAAAGAAGAAGGGTGAGGGGGATGCTTAAAAAGTTGAAAACTGTATTTGCGTGGATTGGTGGAGTATTGCTGGCCCTTTTTACCTATCTACTGGCATCTCGTAATAAAACTAAAGCTGAAATAGAAAAGACAAAACAGGGGTTAGAAAAAGCCCAGCAAAAAACTAATGAAGCCAATCAGGAAGTTGAACAGGCTGAGCAGAAAATAAAAGAAGCTCAAAAACAGACAGATGAGGAGGTAGAGCATGCGAAAGATGTTGAAGTGCCTAACGATCCTGCTGCTGTCGCTGGTGCTTTCAATGACTTGCTTGAACGTATCAGAGGCAAAAGTGGAAGCGATAAACAACAAGATTGTGATGGATGTTCAGGACGCCATTGACCTGTATCGGTACATTGCACAGTTAGAAGCTGAAAACAAGGCATTAAAAGATGGGCTGGCCCGTGAACGTGAGGCTACACAAAATTATATAAATAAAACAGATGAATTAACTCAGAAATATGAAGAAGAACGTTTAGCTTGGTTTGAGCTTGAAAAACAAATGAACATAGAATTACAGGATCAAAAGGTAAAAACTTATAAAACATCTACAATCGCATTGATACTTGGTGGGATAATTGGAGCGGTCGTCTCCGATTAAAATACTTGACAAAACATAAATAATATGTTATAATTATTCGTTAGTATGTATTGAGACGGGAGATGATGTGTATAACATGAGATTAGTAGTGATCCATAAAAATGGTAATGTCGGATATTTAGAGGATGGTTCTATAGTTAAAAACGTAACAATAGAAGAACTGCCCAATAACACTCCTATATTAGACATCTCAGAAGTGATGAATACTAAAAATGGAATTAACTTAATGATGTGTTCACCAACAATAGATGTTAGGTTAAAAGATGGTGAGATTTACTATTCACCATCAGTATCAGACCATGTATTGGATGACCTTCTATCATTTGAACGAAGATTACAAACCATACAAAATGAAATGAGAAAGTTGGGCATGGCAGGGCCATTAGACATAATATCAGCTGAACAATACATAAGAAATTGGCAATCCATCGGTGCTAAGGTTGGACTAATTAAAGATAAAGAAATTCAATGGAGTTGTTTAGAAAATGCCTAAAACAGAGAGATTGGCTAATAAATTCAGAAGATTAGGAATTGAACCAATCTCAATATTTGAATATAAAAATGAAATATTTGATGAAACATTGGACAAAATTGAAATAGTACCTTTACCTTGTATACATTATGGGCACCCTGCACATCATTCAACGTTATTAAAGTGGGCTATTGAATATATAGCCAATGAACCATACAGATTTGGTTTATTTTTAGGTGATATGATAGAAAACGGATTAATTAACAGTAAAGGTAGTCCTTATGATGATTTAATGAACCCAGGTAATCAATTAAATGATGTTATAGAAAAATTTAAGCCAATTAAGAATAAAATTATAGCTGTTCTTAGAGGTAATCATGAAAATAGAACTATAAGAACAGTTGGTATTGATCCAGGCGGAATAATAGCTTATGGTTTAGATGTTCCTTATTTAGGTATAGAAGGAATTATTAAATTACAGTTTGGTAAAGATAAATGGGACGGAAAACCAATAACATATGCTATTTATGCACATCATGGTTGGGGTGGAGGCAGAACAATAGGTGGTAAAGTTAATACACTTGATAAAATGACACAAAGGGTAGAAGGTTGTGATATATACCTTATGGCACATTCACACCAAATGGCTGCCTATCCAAGCGGAGTATATACTGTAACACCACGAGCTAAAGCTCAAGTCAAACTGACACAGAGATTAATGGTAATGTGTGGGTCATTCTTAGGTGGAGCAGAATATGCTGCAGAAAAGGGATATCAACCAACTATACCAGGAACAGTTATAATAACATTATTAGGTCGAACCAAAGGTGCTTATGCTACCATTAGAGTAGGTAACCAATTAGAAGTACAGTAGAAAGGAGGAGGTAACATGATATTTGAAGGTGCATGGTGGGCACAGATGTTAAAAGCTATTGGTGGAATATTGGTAATAGCTGGATTTTTTAGCTTCATCTATAAACAAAAGAAAGGGCATTGGCCTTGGAATAAAAAAGCTTGACATTTTAATAATAATATGATATACTTCAATCAAATAAAATTCAAGGAGGATTTTAGTAATGAAAAAGGCATTTTTAACAAAATACAAAAACACAGAAGAGCCTGCAATAATGATCATGTTTGACTTTGATTGGGCAACTGTTGAAAATGTTAAGACGTTGCCCAATCGTAAATTTTATGATAATGGTAACAACAGAAAATATTGGCTATGCCCATATACTACAGAAGCTGTAGAGAAGTTGAAGTCTTGGGAGTTTGAGCTAGACCCTAAGTTAGAAGAATATTATAACAAAGTGAACACAATAACTAATACAATTTTACCCAATATAACTATTCCAGAGTTAGATGATATATTGTATCCATTCCAAAAAGAAGCCGTAGCATTTATCGAAGCAAAGAATGGAAGGGCTTTATTAGCCCTAGATATGGGCTTAGGCAAAAGTATTATAAGCCTAAGCTGGCTAAAACTACACAATGACAAAAAGCCTGTCCTAATTGTCTGTCCAGCTACATTAAAATTAAACTGGTTAAGAGAGATAAACAAATGGTTTCCAGATGAGAACAATATACAAATTCTGTCTGGAAAGTATCCTAGTGAAGATATCTATGGAGATATAGTAATAATAAATTATGACATACTGTCAGATTGGATTGACATATTGATTAATGTTCCATTTAAGGTTATGATATTGGACGAGTCTCATTTCATCAAAAATAGAGCAGCCAACAGAACTAAAGCTGTTAAAACTATATCTAAGAAAATACCACACATATTAGCCTTAACTGGTACTCCTATACTAAACAGACCAATAGAAATTTACAATGTACTAAAAATACTTGCACCAAATCATACTCCTAATTTTTGGGAGTATGTCAACAGATATTGTGGTGCAAGACATAATGGTTTTGGTTGGGATTTCAACGGAGCAACTAACATAGATGAACTACATAAAAAATTAACTTCAACTATAATGTTTCGCAGACTAAAGAAAGATGTACTACAAGATTTACCAGACAAAGTAAGAACTTATATACCGATTGAATTAGATAACAAGAATACATACATTAGAGCAGAAGAGGATTTTGTAGACTTCATTTACAAAACCAAAGGTAAGAATGCTACTATGAAGATATCTAGTGCTGAGGCAATAGCCAAAGTAGAGGTCTTAAAACAGGTTGCAGTAAAGGGCAAACTAAATCAGGTAAAAGAATGGATAAAGGACTTCTTGGCTACAGATGGTAAACTGGTAGTATTTGCCATTCACAGATTTGTAATTGATGAACTAATGAAAGAGTTTAAGGATATAGCTGTTAAAGTAGATGGGTCTGTAACTGGAGCAAATAGGGATAAAGCAGTTCAAGCATTTCAGAATGATGATAACATAAGACTTTTCATAGGCAACATAAATGCTGCTGGTGTAGGTCTTACATTAACTGCTGCTTCTAGCGTAGCTTTCATAGAACTGCCTTGGTCTCCAGCCCTTCTTGATCAGGCTGAAGACAGATGCCATAGGATAGGCCAAAAGGATACAGTCAATATCTATTACCTATTAGGTGTAGACACAATAGAGGAGAGGATAGTTAAGATGTTAGATTCAAAGAGAAAAATATTGGATACTGTGTTAGATGGGAAAACTACTAGTCCAGAGAGCTTACTATCTGAACTCATCAAATCTTATGATAAAGTATTATAACTTAAAGGATAAACTAATAACAACACTAACACCAGAAGACATAGTTATATTCTATGATACAATAGACAATGCCAACGAAGAAGTACAATTTGTATGCTATTTAATCTTTAACAACATCAATGATATCTATGTACCAAATAATCCTAAAAAGACACGAACAAATATAAAGAATATATTGATAGCTAACGGTTGGACACATTATCAGATATATAAAACATTTAAACAGATATCAAATATGTTTAAGAAAGGGAGCCTATGAAGGTAAACTATATCCAGCTATTGCACGATTACAATATTCCGTATCAAACAAGTGGGCATAAACACTGCAGAAAGGGTTGGGCCAATATGCCCTGTCCATTCTGCAGTGGTAATCCTGGCTTGCACTTAGGACTTAACATAAAATACAGCTACTGGTATTGTTGGCGATGTGGACACAAGAAAGCAGATGCAGTTATAGCTAAGTTGCTTAATGTATCCATCAACCAAGCTAGAGATATAATAAAGAAATATGCCACAATAGTAACATTTGATAACATTGTCGAGAAAGAAACAGAAAATAAAGAACCATTTAAATTACCTACCAACTTACTACCACTAGACAAGGAACATAGCCCATATCACGTAAAATATTTGCTCAAAAGAAACTTTGACCCAAATAAACTTGTTAAGGAATGGAGTTTACAAGCTACTGGGCCAACATCAATGCTAAATGAACTAAAGTTTAGTAATAGGATATTTATACCAATTTACTGGAATGGTGAAATGGTTTCATACCAAGCACGCAGTATTAATCCTAAGAATGAAATGAGATATTTGTTCTGCCCAAAAAGCATGGAGTTGATAAATCCTAAAGACATACTTTATGGCAATCCAGAATATTGGAGTGATATAGGAATTTGTGTGGAAGGAGTTACAGATGTGTGGAGATTAGGGCCTTGTGCCTTTGCCACCTTTGGAGTAAACTATTCAAGAAAGCAATTGAAGTTGATGACCATGCTATTCAAGAAAATATATGTGCTATACGATGATGATAAGGCAGGACTTGAAGCTGGTTATAAACTAGTAAATGAATTAAATACGTATGGTGTGGAAACAGAACGTATACATATAGGAGGAGGTGATCCAGCAGATTTAAGTCAAGAAGAAGCAGATAAACTAGTCAAAAATCTACTGGAAAATAATACTTGACAAAAAATATATAGTGTGCTATAATTGACAAATCAAAGGAGGGGAGCACCATATGATTGAAAGTTATGTAACTATGCAAACAGCAATTAGGGCCATTCCAATTCTTTCACAGAAGCAACAGGAAATTATACAGGAAATAATAGATATATCCAGAAAGAACTTATACTGTGATCTTACCAATGCTGAACTGGCAGAAAAACATTATTGTTCAGTTCGATATGTTTCTGCTACCATTAAGAAGGCAATCTGGTTAGGCTTCTTAATGAATAGGGATGATTTACTATTTAAAGTTAATGGTAAATTTAATCAGATAAGACAAATCACATTTGAAATTCCAGAAGTATGGTATGGAGTAGGTATGATATATGAATATGCTAAAGGTGGAAATAAGGAAGCCAAAGAATTTTATGATGAACTAAGGGAAAAAATAAAGGAAGCATATAAGTCTAATACAAAAAATTCCATAATTAAATTATTAGAGGAATGGGGGGTATGGAACAAATGTTCTATCCTAGATGGAACAAAAGTGCAGAGAAAATATATATATAATATATATAGTATTAATAGTAATATTATAGATACTGATAGTATATATAATAAAGCTAATAATACTAATAAATATATAGAGCAGTATAAGGATTTATCTAACGATAAATCCTATGTTGCATATGCTGAGGATTCTGAAGAATCCTCAGCAATGCAACGTAGAAAACCTTTTAATGAATTTATATTGTATGGAGAAACTGACACTTCACCAGAACTAGTAGCTTGCTCCAATAGAAACAATACTGACCATAACTCCTTTCAGGAGAATAGGTATAATATCTTCGTAAATAGCAAACGAATCATCTCCAGTAATGATACTGACCATAACTCCTTTCAGGAGAAAGGTCGAAATCATAAAGGAATGGCTAACCTTAACCTAGCTCCTCCAGAAGTAACTAAGCCAGTTTTATTTGGTGAGCAAGTATTAGCCAATGTTAGGAAAAGTGTGCTTACAGCACATGCTCCAGATAGTGATGTTCAGTCAGTTTTCGCCTTCTGGAATACATTATACAATATACAAAAACACAAACCTGGTTCCAAAGTGTACGCCAAAGCCTATGTCATGATAAACAATTTACTGTGTGGTCGACCAGTTCAGGTTAAACGCAACGGTGAGCCTACACAATGGTTGTTGGACTTTGTCAAAAGGTACAATATAGACCCATCATTGATACGTAAACGCTGGACTAAGGAAGAAATTTACACAGTTTTGGAAGCTGTAGTCAGTGAGGTTCCAGAGGGCACCAAGCTATCCTTGGCTTCCACATTGTTCAACAACTATGGCAAAAGTGGGCCGTATAGCAGGTTCCTCATTGTGGCTGACAGAAGGGCCAGTATCAACAGGTCTAAGGATGCATACATTCGTATGATTCAAGAGGTATTTGGCAAAGATGATTTTTACAACATATTTATGCGGGATTGCTTTACGCCAGCACTTAAGCTGTTAACCCATAAGACACCTTCTGAGGAGAGTAAGCTGGCTTCCAATTTGATACAGATGTACAAGGACATTAGGGCTTGTCAGGAAAAGATACCGCACGATGTCCGTAAAGTCTTGCCTGCTCCATTGGTTATGGTCAGTAGGTATATCCAATGGCTTGGTGAAAACAAGTGGATAACGGACATTTCAGCCAAAACTATGGACATAAATTGTCCGTTATTTAAGAAGTTTAGGCCAATTGAGGCTAAGCGTCATTTGGATATAGACAGCCTTTCAGGCAAATACGTCCATTAGGAGGCTTGTAAACTATGCCTAGGAGAAAGAAGTTTGATGAGGATGAGGAAGAGGTTGGCAGAATAATATGTCAAAAGTGTGGTTCCGATTTAGGGCCACAGCAACCGTTGAAAAGTGCTCGTGTCTTATGTAAAAGATGCCATGTATGGGTGGATAATTCGGGGAAAGCAAGACGAGACTAGACTGTATTTGGAGGCCATAAAATGATTTCAGAAGTTAAGACGGATAAACACATAGAGCGCAGAATAATTATTGGCATGATAGTTTCAACGGATTATTTATCTAGGATTAGAAAGTTATGGAACCCACAATTCTTTACATCGGAAGCTGCCAGAATTCTATCTACTTGGTGCATTGAATACTTTGACAAATATGGTAAAGCACCACAGAGTGAAATAGATGATATTTTCTATGATAAAGTAAACAACAATAAAATACCAGAAGATGTAGCTGAATTGTTTAATGATATTTTGCTACCCAGCTTAGCTAAGGAATATGAACATTTAGAAAAATTTAATTCTGGATATCTTTACGACCAAACGATTTCTTATTTTAAAGCACAGGAATTAAGATTGCATACAAAGGAAATACAGGAGCTTATTGAACAGGGTAGGGCTGATGAAGCTGAGGAATTAGCACAGAATTACAGACCTACTGTATTGGACGAATTAAATGTAGGTCTTGAGTTGTCTAGCGATGAGGCTTTAGAGCGTGTTGATATTGCATTCAATAAAGAACTTGAGCATCTTATTACCTATCCAGACGATTTAGGTGATATGCTTAATGACCATTTAGTTAGAGGTGGTTTTGTAGGCTTTATGGGGCCAGAGAAACGTGGTAAGACTTCTTGGTTGTTGGAGTTAGCTATGAGAGCAATTATGCAGAAGTGTAATGTGGCTTTCTTTCAGGCAGGTGATATGACTGAAACACAGCAATTAAAGAGGATATGCATATATTTGGCTGAACGTTCGGATAATCCTAAATATTGTAGGGCTGGTTATAAACCAGTTGTAGATTGTGTATATAACCAATTGAATATGTGTGATAACGAAGATAGAACTTGTGATTTTGGTGTTTTAAGGAACTTTACACCAGATGATTTGTATGCACATATAGACTATGATACGTTAATAAAAGCAGTTGAGGATAATCCAGACTATATTCCTTGTAAGGCCTGCAGCAAATTTAAGGGAAGTATTTGGTATGTAAAGGAAAAGGAAAAAATGCCACTCACCGCTGAAGATGCCAAAAGGTATCTAAAGCGATTTTTTGACAAATATAAACAGCGTTTCAAGTTGGCTACCTATGCAGCAGATACTTTATCCATTGATGAAATAAGGAATTGTCTTAAATTGTGGGAGCAGTATGATAATTTTGTACCAGATGTTATTTTGGTGGATTATGCTGATTTGCTTACTGCTCCAGTTAAAGAATTTAGGCACAAGCAGGATTACATTTGGAAGAATCTAAGAGGTCTATCCCAGGAAAAACATGCTTTGGTAATAACAGCCACACAATCAGATGCAGACAGCTATGATACTGACTTGTTAAAGCTATCCAACTTTAGTGAGGATAAGCGTAAATATTCTCATGTTACAGCTATGTTTGGTCTTAATCAGGATAAAGACGGCCGTGAGAAGAAATTAGGTGTGCTTAGGTTAAATGAATTGGTAGTTAGGGAAGGTGAGTTTTCCAGTTCAAATGAAATAGTAGTGTTGCAATATCTTAGAGGTGGAAGGGCTTATGTTGGAAGTTATA